ACACTGCATGATGAAATAAACCTGAATACGGGGATCGCTGTGAGCTATGTTACAAGGATGGCAAACAACGAGACCAACATGGCAGCAGCAAGGGCGACCGGGCGCGTGTTTGAGTATGACGAGCAGTATATCTACATCGCCAGGGCATCGGCGGAGATGTATTCCATCAGCCTGGACGGACAGGTTAATGTTTATGAGTATGGTACGGAGTTCTTCGACGAGACCGAAATGAGCGTGACGGCGCAAGTCATGTACGGAAACAATTTGAAGAACAAGCTGGAACGCGACGTGCTGACCATATCCGCCCAGACGCTGACCAATCCGCAGAAGACGCAGGCCAGGACGAACATCGGAGCGGCAAGTGCGGCTGATCTGAGTTCGCTTTCCGATAGTTTAGCGAATACTGAAGTAGCCAGTCCCGTCACGTGGGACACGTCCATTGTAGGGTCATCCGGAGACGCTGAAATGTACAAATCCGGCAATGTCCGTATGCTTAGGCTGTCTTTTACGCCAACATCCGCTATCGCTGCAGCATGGACGGTGATAGGCACAATCAAGTCAGGACACAGGCCGGTTTTGGATACTTACCCCGGCATGCTAACGCAGATATCACCATCGCCGGACAATAAACTTATCCAGATACGATCGAATGGGCAGATCAGGACACGCAGCCTTGCCGCCGAAACCTATTACACCGGCATCATGTATCTTGCGGATTAAGTGCATGGTATAAATACGAGGGTGCGCAGGTCAATTGACCGCCGTGCCCTCGAATCTGTACCACCTGCCCCAACCGGCGGACGTACTGGTTCTGCTGTATATCATTGCGCCGGTTGGTATCATTTGAGTACGCATGCCCCCTTTATAAAAAACAATCATCGCAAACCCTGCGCTGGTTATGGGCGAGTTGACAAGAGTCGAGCTAACGCTACTATTCACCGAACAGTAAAAGCCCGGGGTTTGTAATGTGTTAAGGTCGGTTCCGGATGGAATATCGGTGTGACTAAAATTCGTAAAACTATCGTATTGCGAAAAAAAATCCCCGGATTAAGGCGCGAAGCCATCCGGGGAAATTCTTTGAAAGGAGGTGTGAAAGATGACAGTCGAAGAGCTGAAAAAGATCTATGACAGCATTCCTCCGACAAATCCGATCAACAAGGCCAGACGGGCCGCTATCATGCGGCAGATTCTGATCCTGCTGGCCGGAGGTTAAACCACGTATTTCCCATGGCTCTGGCGGACGTCTGAATCATCTATATCCGTGTAGACCATCGTCGTATTGATGCTGCTGTGGCCAAGCATGCGCTGGACCTGCTCAACGGGCATCCCGGCGCGAATGGCAACGGTTGCGGAGGTATGGCGGAAGATATGCGGCGTGACGTGGGTGCGTACATCCGTGCGGCTGATGATTCTTTCGATCATCTTCTGAACAGCCCTGGTCGAAAGGGGCTTGCCTGACCTGCCGGGAAAGAGACAGCTGCTGCTGTCCGTGCGACTGCTTAAGTATACGCGCAGCGAAACAACAGATTCAGCATTAAGGTAAACGGTGCGGCTCTTGCCGCCCTTGCCGCGCCGGATCAGGACGGAGCGCTTTTCCCAGTCAATATCCGGGAGAGTGACCGCGCAAGCCTCGGAGACGCGGGCGGCTGTCGCGTACAGGAAATCAACAACAGCCTTTTCACGGGGAGTGCGGCAGGCTTTGCGGATGACTTCGAGCTCGAGCGGAGACATGGCAGACTTGTGCCGCTGTTCGCAATGGATCGGAGCGACACGGGAGACGGGATTCTTCCTGATGAGATCCTCATCCAAACACCACGCGAAGAATCCGCTGAGAATCTGCCGGATGCTCTTTATGGTGCAGTCGGCAACGTGTCTGTTGTGCTGGTACTGGTAGAGGTACACGCGGATGTCGTTCGCGGTGATGCTGTCCGGCGATTTCGCGACGGTGCGGAAGAAGGTCTGCAGGGTGCGGAGGTAAAGTTCAAGCGTTTTGGCGGAGAGCTTTTCAACAGACTTTGCGGCAATGTAGATCCGGACAGCTTCGGGGACACGGTCGAAAAGGATCAGATCTTTTGTTTTGAGGGCGAAGGTGTAGTCCGCGGATATCGTGTCGATGACTGTCAGCACCTGGGCAAGCTGATCAGCCGGAAGGGCTGAAGACAGGCGCAGGGTGAGGGCGTTTCTGAAGATTTCGTAACTCATGATATCACCTCTTCTATGTAGTGTTTTGTGTGAGGGCCGATATTTATGATAAAGACAGAAGATTTTTTGTACAGGGTTAATCAGATCGCGAATGAGCAGCCACGATATCAGATCGGGCATGACGGACTGGACGGAACATGCGACTGCATCGGGCTGATTAAGGGCGCAATACGGAGGGCCGGAGGGACGCCGAACGGGCTGACCGGCACGAACTACGCAGCCAGGAACACCATCAGAGGGCTGACAAGGCTGACGGCTGACAGCCAGCTGAAGGCCGGGGACGTGGTGCTGAAGAGCAGGGATCCGGGAGATGCCGGATATGATCTGCCGGACAAGTATAAGAACGGCACGGATCTGCGGGATTATTATCATATCGGAGTGGTGACGGGTGTATATCCGCTGAGGATAACACACATGACCACGCCGACGGCGAAGATTGACACGAAGCTGGGAAAATGGTCATGGTTCGGGACGCTCCCGCATCTGGGAGCAGATGCAGGCGGAGGTGAGCAGACAGTGACGGACACGATCACGGCAACGGTGGCGACTCCGAATAATGGGCCGGTGAACGTTCGGGCCGGGTCCGGGACGAGCTTTAAGCTGGTAGACAGGATCAATAGCGGGGAGACGGTGAAGATCACCACGAAGGGCGACCGGTGGAGCAAGGTCGAGTATGCCATCGGAACCAGGATGATTGTTGGATGGATATCCAATGATTATCTGATATTCGGGGAAGAAACAGCGGCGTCATCCGAAACAATCAAGATAACGCTGACGGTTGATCAGGCCCGGGCCATGCTGGCGGGGCTGGAAGCACTCGAGGATCAGATCGTGGACAGAATCGGAAGGGGGTGAAGGCATGGACTGGGGATCTTTCCTTCCGGCGCTGCTGACGGCGGTCGCCTCGCTTGTGGGCGTATATCTGGCAAACCGCAAAAGCGCGGCAGTTATGGAGTATCGGCTGAAGGCACTGGAAGACAAGGTAAACAAGCACAACAACATCATAGAAAGAACTTACAAGCTTGAGGGACAGATGACGGAAGTGCAGCACGACATAGCGGACTTGAAAGGGAGGGTATAACATGTGGGAGTGGAACTGGAAAGAGTGGCTGAGAGCGGCGGCGATTCGGGCTGTGAAGACGTTCGCGCAGACCTTCGCTGGCAGCATTGCAGTTGGGGCAGCAGCATCGGAAGTGGACTGGCTCCGTGCACTCTCTGTGAGTGGTGTGGCCTGTGTCCTGTCGATTCTGACGAGTCTGGCAGGCATCCCGGAAGTGGAGAAAACAAAGGAAGCAAAACCGCCTGACATAATAGATGAATAATGAAAAAACCGTCGGAGCTTTTCCGGCGGTTTTTTTTGTTTATCCGGCCAGCGGGATCGTGTAAATTATGATCCTGAGGTTCGGATGTGTTACAATCAGTACACCATTTGTATCGTTGCCCGAACTTTCGGGGATATCTGGAAGGGTTAGCGTTGTGTTGCCTTCAACGGCGTTGATTACTATCTTTAGCTTATCATCATAGACAAAAACGGAATTGATGAATGTGTGGATGAGCTGTTTTCGGCGGTCAGGATTGTCTCTGTCGTATTTCGCCATTTTGTCAAGGAAGAAGAGAATCCGGTCACGGTTGAGAAGCTGAGAGCGGGAAAAGTCCATCTCCGCAAGAGACCGGCGGAGGGTTTCAGCGGAATCTTCGAGGGATTTCAGCCGGATGCTTGTGGATGAGTTCCAGATTCCCTGTTCAATGGCGTCGTTTAGGTTTGATATTTTCTTTTCTGTTTCCTTCAGTTCCGCTTCCATGGCGGCGCGGGGCGATGCCTTGTCATATTCCTTCTGGGCGGTGATGACGGCATCAGTGATTTTTTCACGTTCCGGGCCGGAAAGACAGCGGTCATACACGAAGTTGATAACCTGATTCTCGAGATCGTCTTTTCTGACGGATTTTTTGTCGCAGGTACGGGAAGCACCTGCCCTGGATTTGTGGCCGGTGCAGGAATAATAATAATGGGCCGCGCCGGTTTTGGACGTCCCTGAGTCTCCTACCATGGGACGGCCGCAGAGGCCGCAGAATACTTTACCGGTGAGGATGAAGTCTGCGGGGCTTTTTTCTATGTGTCTGCCTGTTTTCTGTCTCATTTCCTGTGCCCTCTCAAAAGTGTCTGAGTCGATGATCGGCGGCATAGCGCCGGGAACGCGGATATCACTCCAGATGTAAACGCCGGTATAGCGTTCATCCGTAATTATGCGGAGGATGTGAACCGGGCTGAAACGGGCACCGAAAGCAGTGCGGAGCCCGGCGGCATCCAGTTCTTTCGCGATGGCTGCGGCTGAATAGCCCTGATTGTATCGCTCGAATATGCGGCGGACAACGGAAGCGTTATCAGGATCGATAATATAATGGCCGTCAGGGCCGCGCTTATATCCGAGGATCCGATATCCGTTCGACAGGCCGCGGCGGGCATTGTCCCTCATGCCGCGGGAAACGTTCTCCGCAAGATTCCGGGAATACCATTCGGCGATTGATTCGAGCATGCCTTCTGTCAGGACTCCGGCGGGGCCGGTCGGGATCGGCTCCATGGCGTAGATCACCCGGACACCATGATCGGCAAGCTGCCCTTTGAAGATGGCTGATTCCCGGCGGTTGCGTCCGAAACGGTCAACCTTCCAGGCGATTATGGTGTCAAAGCCTCCAAGGGGAGCCGATGACAGCATGGCCTGAAACTCAACACGGGCAGAAGAATTCTTAAAACCCGACTTCGCCCGGTCGGCGTATTCATGGACAATTGTATATCCTTCCCGCTCAGCATAGGCGCGGATGTCTGCGAGCTGCTGATCTATGGAGACGTCACGCTGACCGGCGGAGGAATAACGGGCATAAGCGACGGCAGTTTTCGGGCTGCACGTCGCTTTTTTTGTTTTTGGCATATCGGCCTCCATGATCAGGGCAGATCATAATGGGTATAATCTTTCTGAACAAATATATCCTTGCCTTTGGGCGGGGAAAGGGTCAGGGAAAAATCAATGGTTTTGACTTCAGAGGGGTCTGTGATGCCTGATACAAGGGTCCCCTTGCTGAACTCGAAACAGTCGCGCTTTTTTGCCCTCGCGCTGACACGGAAAAACCCGTCAAAGGTTGTATTCTCGATGATATCCCATCCGTTCAGCAGGCAGCGGCTGAGACGGAAATACATATCGTTATCAGTTTTGTTCTCGCAGATGAAATATACGTTGATTGCGGAGCCGTTGATCTCGATGCGGTCAAACCAGAGGGAAGCATATTCGTTTGAATACAGCGGCGGGTCTGTAATTGTCTCCCCGAGGGAAACGGAAGAAACAGCCAGGATCAGAAGAAGGAACAGAGACATCAACCTTTTCATTTTGTTTTACCTCCCATTTATTATTTCAATTATGCCGTCTGAACGGAACCTGTATCGGGATCTTTTTCCTTTGGATTGAGGCGCAGGGTATTAAGGGCTGTGCTGCGGGCTTCGTCTGACGCTTTTCTGAAGTAAATCAGCAGATCCATTTCTTCCGCTGTGAGCTCGGGAAAGGTATCCGTCAGGAACCAGACAGGCGATACTTCGAGAGCTTCAGCCAGAAGCTGCAGCGTTGACGATTTGGGATCAACGCGGCCCTTTTCATATTTGCTGATTGCGGAGCTCTGAACGCCTATTTTCGCGCCGAGTTCTGAGGTTGTCATCTTCATTTCGATGCGCCGTTTTTTTATCTTTTCTCCAACTGTCATTTCTTTTTCCTCCTGTGGTTGTTTATTGTAACAGAAACATTTTACAAAGGCAAGAAAAAACATCTTGACAAGACGAAAATTATAATATAATATTCGTCTTGTTAGGACGAAACCCAACAGTAAAGGGGGATAAAAAATGAAAACGAATGAGTTCAAGGCAACTATGAAACGGCATGATGACACGCAGGAAAAACTGGCGGAAGCCCTTAATCTGGGCCTGTCTGGCCTGAATCAGCGCATCAACGGGAAAATTGATTTCAGGGCCGGTGAGATCAAGATTATTATTGAGCGCTACAGCCTGACGCCGGTCGAAATCATGGATATTTTTTTTGACAGATTAGCGTCCTAATAAGACGAAAAGAAAGGAGCGGACATGATGCAGGATGTAATGATCGAGGCTGAGAGCTGCGAGGTCAGGCCGGATTATAAGAGCCTCGCCCGGGTGCTGCTGGATGAGATCAACGAGTTTTTCAGGGATCCTGAGAATGAGAGGGAGTATCAGGAATGGCTGAAAGAAGAGGGAAAGGGGGTGGAGGAATGATAAAGACAAAGAACGACGTGAAAGCCAGGAAAAGGAAACGGCAGACATTAGCGGTTGATATACCGGTCGAGCAGGATCCTGATCTTGACTGTGATGTCTGCGACAGGCGGAGATTCTGCGGGCAGGCCATCAGCGGCAGCCATTGCTCACAGTTTCTGAACACGCCGGATCCGGAACAGAACAACGGGAAAAAAGCATGGAAGATTATCAGAGAGGCGGAGGGATGAAAAATGGAAGAAAAAAAGAATCCGCTGGCAGCGGCAACCGCCAACGGAAAAGACGAAGATGATAACCGCGATAATTATACCACAGATGATGATATCGGAAAAGTGATTTTAGAGGACTGGGATCCGGAAGATGAGCGGGTCGGGTATCGGGTTCTGACTGAGCTGACTGGCTGGATTTCGGCGGAAAACAGATTTGACCGGTTTATGACGCGGCTGCTGGCTGTGCTGATCGGGATACTTATATTCATGGCCGGGATGATGGCCGGGATGCTCCTGATCGGGAGCGCGACGGCGGAGGGCGGCGACGCCTGGATCATCTGCCAGCCGGGGGACTACGTGAACGCACGCAGCGGGCCGAGCAGGAAGAGCGGGGCACTCGGGAGACTCGACAGCGGAGACAAGATCCATCTGACGGGAGAAAGCAAGAAGGGCTTTGTCAGGGTGGAAAGGCTCGGGATGGAAGAGAGTGAAGGCTGGGTTTTTGCGGGGTACATCATCGACGAACCGCCTTGCGAGTATTACGGGGCAAAGGTGACGGTGAAGGCAAACGGGCGGGTTGCATGCAGGAAGTATATCGACGGGCCGCGCCGGTGCTGGATCCATGACGGGGACAGCGTGAAAGTGTATTTTGCCGGCGGAGGATGGGCCGTGACCAGCAGGGGATTTATACAGACGGCTTATCTGACCGGGTTCTGAGGGGTGGGACGATGGCAAGGGGCGGAGTGTGCATCGCCTGCGGATGGGTGAAGAGAATCGGATATGACGGGGTGCTGTGCCTGAAGTACGGCATCCCGGTTTGGAAGGAAAAACGCACCTGTGACGGGTGGGAAAAGATAGAAAGAAGGGATGAGGATGAAAAGGTATTACCGGATGACGGTGAGCGGAGCATCGAAAGAGAACGCAGCGCATGAGGATGTAATTTATGTGGAGGGCCAGGATCCTGTTGTGCTGGCCTTCAGGCGGAACAGTGCCCTGTGCGGGATGGATGCCGTGAGCATGACGGCACCGGCGGAGGCGTTTTGCGCGGGCACCATGGAAAGACCGGAGCGGACGCCGACAGCCAGGGAGCTGAAGAGGCGGGCAAGGGAAGAAGCTTATCGGGAGCGCATGAACGAGCAGCTGACGGATCAGGGGCCGCGGAGGTTTCATTTTCGTTTCGGGCCGGGGGACAATAACGGATAAATAATAAGGAGGAGCGGTTATGCAGATTGATATTTCGTATGGACACATCAACATGAGGGATCTGGACGCGGTGATCGACAGGGCGCTGGTAAGAGCCACGGACTTGGCGCTTGAGTGCGCGGAGCTGGCAAAGCCGGATGATAGGCATGTGTACAGGGATACGGTGCAGCAGATAGCCGGATTTCTCGACATGGCGAACATGATCAGGGATATCGTGGGGATATCGGGAGAAATCGAAGTCGAGACGGAGGAAAGCGAAGAAAAATGAAAGAGGCTGCTGTGTGCTCCGGATGCGGCAGAGAGGTCAGGCGCGTGAAGTGCCTGGACGGGCATATATACCGGGTGGATCCGGAGCCGGTGTGGATCATGCTGCGGAGCGGCGGGAACCCGTTCCTGAAGATCGACGGCGGACGCGGCAGCATGGTGTATGGGATGCAGATCGGGGATGCCTACGACACGGAGGATCCGGACAGTGAGCTGATAGAGGCGTACTGCTTCCATGAGTATTGGTGCCCGAAGGGCGGGCGCAGCAGGCGCGGGAGGTTCGCGAAATGCCTTGGATAACAGTAAATGCTGAAGCACCGAAACCGACAACGTTTGAAGACCTCGGCTATGTGCAGGTTGTCAGGTGTAAGGATTGCCGGTGGTATGATGAAAAAATATCTTTTTGCGATAATTGCCATTTGCCAAGAGAGCAAACATTTTTCTGTGCTGACGGAAAACCGAAGGAAGGTCAGTGAATGGGAATGATTAACAAAGAAGTAATTATTTTTCAAATAGAAGACATGTTGTCAAATATCAACAAAGAAAACCTTTTGCTGAACGGTGGACGCATTGACGATGGTGCAATTTTCCTTGAGTTGATGACAAATATTCTGGCCCTGCTGAAAGAGCAACCGCAGATTATTAGATGTAAAGATTGCAAGCACAGACCAAAAGTGCCGAATTGGAAAACTTATGAGAACGGATTCGATATTGAGTTTCCAGAAGGTAGTAAATGTCCATGCCAATGTTTAGATGATGGATATTATTCATGGTATCCGGAAGATAATTGGTTCTGTGCTAACGGCAAGAGGCGGTGAAGCGGAATGAGAATCCATAAAATGACAATTTCAATGGTCGCAGATAATGGATTGATGCCAGTTACCGTCACATATAATTCTCCGAAACGGATTGTAAGCGGCGCAAAGGTGCGGTTCGGTTGGTTCTTCATACGGATTGGAGCAAGAATACTGTACGGAAAAGAATGGGAAGGTCGGGGAAGTGAATGGAAGACAGAGTTGATATGCCGGGAACAGAAACTGTTAAAATTAAACGTCAGATTCCAATGACCGCAATACGATGCCTTATCTGTGGAAAATGGGAATGCCCGGGATATAATCATGACTTGTACGATGCGCTAATAATGGGCGAAACATCTGGGATTTGCAATGTGTGTAGAAAAGCGATTGAATGGGCAAAGGAACAGATGGAAGGTCGGTGAAGCGAATGAAGAAGATTGTTTTTCTTGTGTTAATGATAATCCTATTGCTAACGTTATGCAGTTGTAATCGCAGGAGTAAAATGGATGACAAGTCATATGAGAATAAAGTCGAAAGAACCAGATTTATAATAATTGAAAGCTATGAGTCTGGATGCATTGTTATAGACAGTGAAACAAACATCGAATACTGGATGTCGATGGGCGTATACAATAGCGGGACACTAACACTGCTCGTTGATGAAAACGGGAATCCTAAGGTGCGGAAATAGGAGATTAGCGCAATAGGAGCGCAAGGCTAATTAGAGCGCCACAGCTTCAGGTGTATGTGACTGGGCACGGCGGTTCGACTCCGCAATGACAGACGGGCGTATTCGGGTGGTTCGATTCCACGGCATACACACAGCGTACTCGGGAGCGATGGAGGGATACTGGCCAACCCAGCCGGGAGAGGGGGTAGGGCTTCCGGCACTTCGGGAAAGGAGCAAAAAGCGAAAAAGCAGATGGAAGAGGAAATTAAGCTTTTTGCGGCCCTGCAAAACTGTCTCGGGAATCCAAAATGTCAGGATTGCCCGCCGACCAAACTATAAGCATTGCCCACCGGATTAAAGCAGCCCGGCGAGACGCTATCCGGGAACGTATTTAATGGAAGAATCTCCCGCCGGAGGATTCCGGGAACGCGGGGACGGGATCCCGCAATGTGGGCTTGTATAGGGTATTAAATAACCAGACGCCAGGGAGAAAAGGTCAAAAAAAGTCTGACCGTCATCAGACAGATGATCCGGTGACGGTGGGGAGAAGAGAAAGGGGTCCAGGGGAAAACATGCAGATGTTGTCCCCTGGGGTGGAGACGAAAGAGAGGGGCGCGGCATGAGCTGGGAATATGAGGGCCTGTTTGAGCGGGAAGATCCCGATGATGGGCAGTTGAATTTCTGGACATGCGTGCCCACTGATGCCCGAATCGGCCAGATGAGATACAGGACCAGGACAACCAAAGCCGGGGACAGATTAGAGGCGGAGGTTTATCCCATCTTCGGGCGAGAGGATCGGGGGAGACTGCGGGCGGCGAAGAAGACCAGGAGCAGGCAGGCCGTTCAGGATGCCAACGAGCGGAGGGCAAGGCGGCACCTGATCAACCTGATCGAGACCAACTTCGGCAGGGGTGATCATCATGTGCTTCTGACGTATGAGAGAGAGTCGAAGGAGGAGCGTGCGAAGAAGGACATAACCAACTTTTTGAAACGGCTCAAAACGCTGCGGAAGAATAAGCGCCTGCCGGATCTGAAATATATTTATGCTATGGGCGGAGGAGAAGAAGATGACGAGAAGAGGATCCACTTCCACCTGATGACCAACGGAGGACTGACGGAAGAGGAAATTATAAAGTGCTGGATGCAGACGCCGGGCGCAGGCATCGCGAACCGCGACATACTGCAGCCGGATGACAATGGGCTTGAAGCGCTGAGCAAGTATTTTTTTCGGCAGCACAAAGACAGAGACCCGGCAGGCCAGATCGGGAAGCACGCATGGTGTGCAAGTCGGAACCTGAAGAAACCGAAGAGCAGAACCAGCGATACAAAATGCACAAATGCCAGAGTGCGGCGAATCGCTCATGACTTCCGGAACGAGGCGAAGGGCGAGATGGAAAAGATATATCCCGGATATCGCCTTGTGCGGTGCTCAGTAAATTACAGCGATATAGTGAGCGGGGTGTATATACGCTGCGTGATGCGGAGGTGGAGAGAGTGAGATATGTGCCGTGCTGGAAGCAGATCGGGATCAGCAAAGACAGATACATAGAGCTTTTGCATTACTGCAGGCAGTATCCCGAATGGAAGTTTGAAGCCAACAGCATGCTTGGCGTCAGGGCAGTCAGGATTACCGGACTGCCATCCGGGGGCGGGAAGTCGGATCCGGTTGCGCAGGCTGTGGCGAGACGGGAAAAGCTGATGAGCAAGGTGGAGCTGATCGAGGATTGCGCTGTTGCTGTCGGGCAGGGGGAATGGGTGATGGCGATCATCCAGAACGTTTGCTATGGGAAGCCATATAGCGCATTGAATATCACCGTGCTGCCATCCTCGAACCGCAATCACTTTTTTCGGATGAGGCGCGAGTTCTTCGCACTGCTGGATAAAAAGAAAGCAGACTGACAATTTGATACTACATGGGGAATGAAATCGTGATATTGTGATAGCATCGAAGAATAGCAAAGAAAGCAAAGCACGAAACTGCATTGCAGATTTCTATCATTCGAACGCCTGGGCAAAATGCCGGAGGGATTACGCCAACCTGAGGGGGAACCTGTGCGAGAGGTGCCTGAAGAAAGGGCGGATTGTGCCAGGTGTGGAAGTGCACCACAAGCAAAGACTGTCACCGGACAATGTCAGTGATCCGAGCATAGCGCTGAATTTCGACAATCTCGAGCTGCTGTGCGAGGAATGCCATACAGAAGAGCATCGAAAGATTAGATGGCGGTCAGATCCGGAAGGCCGGATCAGGTTTTGATCCCCCCTTGCGAAAAAACAAAGAGGGGGTGCCACTACTCCAGGGGGCATCATCCGAAAAGAGCGCCGCGTGTGCGTGCGTGGGTTTTGGAAATATTTTGAAGCCCATAAAGTTGATAGAGAATCGGTCAAATATGGCCGATTTTTTATATACAAATTTTGAAAAATCCGAAAGTTTACCCGAGAAGAAAGAAGGAGCGAAATGGCGAAGGCAGTGAGCGGATACCGGAAGCTGTTGAAGTTCGGGAAGATCTTCGAGGTGGACAAGGACGAAGATTACAAGGCCGCGGCGATGACATACGCGGAGGAAGCCGAGTTGATTGCCAGGATGCGGACGCAGCTGGAAGAAGACGGGATGACGGTTGAAAAAGAGTATGTAAAAGGCCGGCAGAACGTTTGCATACATCCACTGGTGCAGGAGATACCGAAACATGTGGACTGCGCGAACCGCACGCTCGGGATCCTCGGTGACATCATCGTGAAGCGGGGACGAAAGCGGCCAGATGATGTTGACGGGCTCAGCGAGTTCAGGCTTTAAGGCAGGCCGGACGCATGAACGAAGAGAACGCGATCCTTGCCTACTATCAGGAGATCAGGGACGGCAGCGTCAGCGTCGGCAAGTGGATCCGGCAGCTGTATGAGATCATCATTGACGGGCTGGAAGATAAACGATGGTACTTCAACCAGAAGAAGGCTAACAATGTCATCAGGTTCATGGAGCGGTACTGCCATCACAACAAAGGGCCGCTTGCGCCGCAGAGGCTGAAGCTGAGCCTGTGGGAGCGGGCAAACCTGAGCCTGATCTTCGGCATTGTGGATGATGACGACCTGCGGCAGTTCACGGAGGTCATGTGGCTGATGGGCCGGAAGCAGGGTAAAAGCCTGATAGCCGGCGGGACCGGGAATTACATGGCATATGCCGCGGGCGAGTATGGCAGCGAGATATATTACCTTGCGCCGAAACTTGACCAGGCTGATCTGTGCTATTCGGCTTTTGAGTTCAACGTCAACCATGAGCCGGATCTGCAGAAGCGGACGAAGAGCACGAAGAGCAGGGGCCTGCTCATCAAAGAGAGCAACACCACCATCAAGAAACTGCCTTTTACTGACCGGAAGAGCGACGGCTATAACCCGATGTTTTACGTTGCCGACGAGATAGCAAGCTGGCCGGGAGATAGAGGGCTGAAGCAGTGGGAAGTTATGGTATCCGGCACAGGAGCGAGGCGGGAGCCGCTGGGGCTTGCGATAAGCAGCGCCGGATATGAGAACGACGGAATATTCGATGAGCTTTTCAAGCGCGGGACGGCTTTCCTGAACGGGAACAGCAGGGAAAGTCACCTGCTGCCGATCCTGTACATGATAGACGATCCTGAGAAGTGGGACGATATCAACGAGCTGCGGAAGAGCCTGCCGGGGCTGGGCGAGAGTGTCAGCGTCAAGTTCATCCTGAAGGAGATTGACACGGCATATGAGAGCCTGAGCAAAAAGACGGAGTTCCTGACAAAATACTGCAATATCAAACAGAACAGCTCCGTGGCGTGGCTGAGCACAAAGGCAGTGAAAGCAACGTTTAACATCGGGGATCCTTACCTGATGCGGCTTAAGAAGGTCGGACCGGCAAAGGGTATGTTCAGGACGCCGGAAGAGCATCAGGCGGCGGCTGAGCTGTCGAAGGTGATCACGGCGAAGGATATGCAGTGGCAGATGGACATGAGGAAGGCCGGGAAGATCACGGAAGAGGGGAACCGGTTCACGCTGGACGACTTCAGGGAATGTTACGCGCTTGCCGGCATAGACCTGAGTCAGACAACGGATCTGACAGCCTGCACGGTGCTGATCCAGAAGGCCGGAGTGGTTTATTACTTTACGCGTTTCTTCCTGCCCAGGGAGAAGATCGAAGAAGCGACGACCAGAGACGGACTGCCATATCGCAAGTACATTGAGCGCGGATTCCTGATCGAGAGCGGGGACAACTTCGTGGATTTTGAAGACTGCTTCAGATGGTTCACGGAGCTGATTGAAACGTATCACATCTATGTGCTGCAGGTGGGGCTGGACAGATACTGCGCTCAGTACCTGCAGCAGAAGATGGAAGGATACGGATTCCATTGTGACACGGTATTTCAGGGAACGAACCTGACCGGGGTCATCAACACGGTTGAGGGCATGATCAAGGACGGAACCCTGCAGTGCGCGGAGGATAACGACCTGATGAAGGTGCATCTGCTGGATGCGGCTCTTAAGACGGAGGCTGAGACGAACCGGAAGAAGCTGATCAAGATCAGCAAGAACGCTCACGTTGACGGAGTGGCTGCGCTGCTGGATGCGATGTGCATGCGGGCAAACAAGTGGGAAGAGATGCAGGCCCAGCTTGTGAACGAGTGAGCGGGGACAGAATGCGGATGAGGTGACAGGGATATGGGACTGCTTGATAAGATTTTCGGGCCCAGACATGAGGCAGTGAAGGCTGACGGGTACTTTAAAACCCTGACGGCATACACACCGGCGTTTACAAGCTGGGGCGGGGCTCTGTATGAGTCGGAGCTGATCCGGGCCGCGGTGGATGCCATCGCAAGACATGCGAGCAAGCTGGCAATATCAATCCAGGGCGGGGCAAAGCCGAAACTGAAGGCGATTGTGCGGACAGGGCCGAACAGCTGGATGACATACAGCCAGTTCCTGTACCGGCTGACAACAATACTCGAGATGCAGTGCAACTGCTTCATCGTGCCGGTGCTGTCGGTGGCAGGGAACGGT